ATGGTATGGAATATGGTAAGCAACAAGCTCACAGACTCCAAAATCAAGGCGATTAAGAAGCCAGGCATGTATTCGGACGGCGATGGCCTCTACCTTCGCATGCACGCCGGCGGAAGTAAGTCGTGGTTCTTTGTTTATACGAGGGACGGGAAGCGACGAGAGCTTGGTCTTGGCGGCCTTGCAGGTATTGCGCCTGTGTCTCTGGCTCTGGCACGGCGCAAGGCGGAAGAGCTTCGGACGAAGTTGGCGCATGGACAAGATCCACATGCGGACAAAGTTGCCGCGAAGGTAGCGGCAGAGAGGACGTTCCGAAAAGTTGCGGAACTGTTCATTGCGGATCGGGATGATTGGACACCGCATACTCGCAAAGAATGGGAGCATCATCTTTATGAGCACTCTGCGGCACTGGCTGACAAGCAGATCGACGCTCTTACCACGGACCTCATCGAGGAGACCCTCAAACCCATTTGGGAAAAGCGGCCGGCAACTGGCCAACGGGTCAGAGGAAAAATCGAGTCGGTTTTAGACTATGCCGCCGCGAAGGGGATGCGCACGGGAGATAACCCGGCGCGCTGGTCTGGTCACCTGGAGCATCTTCTCACCAAAGCTGGACGGGTTACCGGCGCGAATCATAAGGCGCTGAGCTATTCAAATGTGCCTGCCTTTCTGTCTTCGTTGGGCAGTAGTGTCATTGAGCGCCTTATTCGGTTCATCGTGTTCACCGCCGTTCGTAGCGGTGAGGCTCGTCTAGCCGAATGGAAAGAGATCGATCTCGGCGCTAAGATTTGGACTATACCGAAAGAGCGGACAAAGACTGGGCGGGAATTGATTGTTCCGCTCACAAATCAAGCAATTGCCTCGCTACCAGAGCAAGGCGAAGGCCTTGTTTTCACTCAAGATGGCCAAGCATTATCGATAATGGCCATGCCCAATTGGATCGGGAGGAACAAGTCGGGCATCACGATGCATGGCTTTCGATCGGCGTTTCGTGACTTCGCCGGTGACAAGACTGAATTCCCCAGAGAAATCGCCGAGATGGCACTCGGTCATAGGATCGGCAATGCTGTCGAACAGGCCTATCGACGTGGCGATGCGCTTGACAAGCGCCGAGCGCTGATGACGGATTGGGCGGATTTCCTCAATAAGCATTCCAGTTCTGGCCCGATTGGCTGACTATCAATGGCAGCAGCGACGCGGAAAAACCGTCCTCAGGCAAGCTCAGCCAACGTAACGACGTGAACCTCCTGATCTTCTTGCACGGAAATCGGCCAGGTCGCCAAGGCTGCATGATCTTTTGTTCTGATTAGTACGGTATTGCCAGGGAGAGGTGTAATTCGAGGATCAACCCAAAGGTGGTGGCCATCGACACGTACGGCATAGCAATTGGAAACGTTCGGTGCGGCAAATCCAACGGCAAACTGTTCGACTATGATGGATTCGCTTGAGCCTCTTCCCATGAGGGGAGCACCAATATTCGGAAGCTTAGTAGTTCCGGTGCTTGCCTTGGCTTCATCTGCGAGTTCAGACATTTGATCGACTGAAATCTGAAGAAATTCCGCCAATGCTGCATACATCTTCGGCCGTGGCACTACGCCGGCCTTCCAACTTGAAAAGGCTTGCTGTGAGAATCCGTATTTTGCGCCAAGCTCGCTCTCCGTCATGCCTCTCCTATTTTGCTCGTTGAGGAGCATTTGAGTGAGCCTCGTCCTTTTGGGTCTATTCATTTTACCATCTTGACAAATTTGTAAAGTTGTACTATAGCTATATCGATTTTGGTGGCAATCGCAACCTTGATAACCACCTTAACAAATTTGTTATCATAGTCAATGCGAGATGCCGGATGAAACACGCCAACGACAATATTCCGATATTGATAAGCCTTAACGACGTCTGCCAACTAACTTCGCTCAGCCGTACGATGATCAACCGCCTTCGTTCAGAAGGCCGCTTTCCAGGGGCGGCAGACTTGGGGGATAGACGGGTCGCTTTCGTCCGAACTGAAGTACTTCAGTGGATCGAGAGCAAGATAGCCTCTCGTGCCATCGCCTAGCGGCCGACCACGCTTAATAAAATCTGGGTCAAAATATCAACGTTACCACGACGACCGGCCAACGCCGGCGAAGGAGATCTGTGATCAAGAATTTTGCGTCTATTGATTGGGACGAGTTCGATGATGGAAATGAAACTTTCCGGTCCATCTCTGGTCATCTGACCGCGCACGCCTCGCAGAGAGAGCCGCGCCATAAATATTGGAAAATGCCTGGATGGGTCGGCAGTGGTGACCTGACGGCCATCTTCGGGCCGAGCGAGGCAGGTAAGTCTGTATTCTCGGTCGACCTTGCTTGCCGTCTTGCCGCGGGGTGGGATTTCGGTGAGCGCAAAGACGGACCTCAACACAATGTTTTGTACATTGCGGCAGAGCGTGGTGATCAGGTCAAACGCCGCGTCGACGCCTTCGTAAAGCATCACGGCGGCGAACCTTTCAGCAACTTGCTGATTTACGATGGTCCGATCGACCTTTGCGAGGAGAACTTCCTTCGCGCCGTGATACGGGCGGCGTCCTGGCATTTCCCCGATGAGTACGGCGCGGAAGTCGTGATCATCGATACGCTAGCTGCGGCAATGAGCGCGTCGGACAGCCACCCAGACGCCATGCACAGGGCGGTAAACAGCCTCACGGACGCCGTTCGCCACGGCAACCCTGAAGGGCTGTGCTCGGTCGTGGTGGTGCATCACTCTCCTATTAGCGGCGAAGCGCGCATGCGCGGCGCCGGGCAGCTGCAGGGCGCCGCTGACATGACCATCCACGTCACGCGCAAACGTGACGTCTCGGTTGCGAAGGTAGCCAAAAACAACGAAAGCCCTGACCGACCTACGCGCAGTTATAGGATGGAGACCGTTAGTCTTGGCCGTGATCGTCCTGAAGATCCCGAAACTACGGCGCCTGTCTTGGTTGCAGAAGCCGCCGCGACAAGTGTCACAGATGAGCGTGACATGTCACGCGTCAGAAGCCATACGAAGGCTATGGAAACGCTGCGTCAGGCGATTGCCGCCAACGACAACAAGCCGGTGACAGAAAGTCAGTGGCGATCTGCGGTTTATCAGGCTGCGGAAGGGATATCGGAAGCCGGAAAACGCAAGCGCTTCGAGCGGGACCGTAGGATTCTCGGGTCTAGCGTCACCGTATTAGACGGATTTTTTAGCGTGACAGAACGTGACGTAGCGTGACGTAGCGTGACGTAGCGTGACGTTTGTCACGGTTGAAAATCTTGTCACAACACGGGCGTCAACGTGACAAAAACAGCGTGACAATACCTACCCCTTTAGGGGGTAGGTTGTCTCGCGTTGTCACGGTGTCACGCCCCGCAGTGATGTCGGAGCAAAGGGTTTTGGAGATTAAATGATCAGAGCCAGAGTTCAAAATATTGGTGGGCCGTTCCCCGGTGTCGGCGCTGCCCCCGAAATGACACGCGACAAGGTGCTGCCTGCGGATGGCAGGGCAGCATTCGAGAAGCTAAACGACGCCGTATCGACCAGCGGTGTCCTGATAAACTTCGGATCGTTCGTGCCGGCGAATGACAATGATAAGCAAAAGGCGGATGCGGCTTGAAACATCGCGACTTTTCCGAACTGGCCACGCTGTTGGCTGAGCGCATCGCAACACCGGCTAAGGCTGCAAAGCCGACCCCCGCCAAAGTCCGCCAGCCTGCCAACGACAACAAGCCGGTGCCGGATGTTCTCGCCTGGCCTGCACTCGAGCGTCTCGCTTATCGCGGCGACAAGGTGCGTCTTTTTGCTCTCCGTCATTGGCGTGACCTTTGCTTTCCGCGCCAAATGGAAGTCACCGCTGACGAGGAGCAATACGACCCAGAAGCTACTATCGAGACACGTCCATCAGAAGCCGAGCTGTTGGGCGCGGTCGGCTGGAAAGTGGTAGGGAAGGAACGGTGGAACCACACTGGAGAAATTGTGAACGTGTATTCTAGGTCTGCCGAAGCTCGGCCCATATACACCACAAAAATCGTCGCCCGGAAGTCAGGCGGTCTGCACCGCGCGCTTGATGCGCGTATCGGTGAGCTAACATTCACTGATGGCAAACTGATGCAGTGGGGTGTAACAGCCAAGGGGCGAGCATTGCGGCCCGATGAGCGCCGACGAGGTGAGAAGGGCGGCTCAAGCGCAGGGCGCACGGACGGCGAGGTTTGGTCATACCTCAAGCTGAAGGGGGCCGCCTCACCGTTTCGCGCTGAGCCCTATCTTAGGCCCATTTCGTCCCAGCCGGCGAGCCGCGAGTACTACACGCCATCACCTGCCGCTCACAAGGGACGCAAATTACTCGAGGAGCTTGGTATCGATGGCTCCGTCTGTTTCGATAAGTTGCCGTTCAAAGCAACGCGTTGCCCTGATGCACTCGCGGCGAATGCGCTTTGGTTAGGGGGCGTTAAGCAGCCAAAGCCGACCGCATCAGAGCCAGCGGGAAAGGAGCCGGAATTTGTTAGGCACATTGAGGCCTCGTATTATGTCGACCATCTTCGGCTCAAATTGGGAGACCACGCAAAAGTGCTGGATCTGGCAATCAGCGATGGCACGGCGGCAGAGATTGGAGCCGCGATGGGTCTTGCTCCTGCCTATGCAGCAAAGCGAGGCGCAGCTCTGATCGACGAGGCGATCTATAAGCTGATCGAGGTCGACGAGACGGCACGGGCCGATTTCGAAAAAATTCCGGAAAAAATTGCGGCGTAGTGTCCACTCAACGGCATGCTCAAACCGTATATTTATGAAGGGCCATGAAACCCGACAGCCGCCTTGTGCGGCTGTTTTCATTTGAGGCGCCGAATTTGCGCGGACGCTATGGGCTCGCTTGCGATGCCGGGACAGCCTCAAAACACATCACCTGGCGCTGCCTACTCCAGCGACGGGCGATCGTGCGGCGAGTAGAGCCATGGCGCGCTTAGCGCATGTGGTTCCTCGCCGCTTTTGGTTTCTTCTGGGTGTGGCGCAGACTGGTAGCGCACGTGATTTGGGATCACGGGGTCGCAGGTTCGAACCCTGCCACCTAGACCAATATTGCGGGGTGGAGCAGCCCGGTAGCTCGTCAGGCTCATAACCTGAAGGCCGCAGGTTCAAATCCTGCCCCCGCAACCAATTCCATGGTGATACATGGCCAATAGCGAATATCACCATCTATACAAAAGCGCGCGCTGGCGCGGCATGCGCCATGAGCAACTTTCCATTCAGCCGTTATGCGAATGGTGCCTCGAGCGCGAAGAGATAACCGCCGCAACTGAGGTGCACCATGCCACCCCACATAGAGGCGATCTATCTTTGTTCTGGTCTGGGCCATTCGTGTCGACCTGCAAACCATGCCACTCATCACGAGGCCAGCTCGAAGACCACGGTAAGATCGTGGTTCGGTACGGCGCTGATGGATGGCCGATTTAGTTGATGCGTTGAATGAATATTTCTTCACAAATATCTGAATTATCTTGCACTATTAGTTTGACAAACGACGACATACCTGCCATAATGAAGGGTTTGCCTGGGAGGGGTGGGTCGAATCTTGCCGACCGCGCCGTCAAGGTACCGGCGGACCCCATCCGTACACAACGCCACAATTCAAATGTTGAGGTTGCGTCATGCCGAGGCCACGCACGCCGCGGTCGAAAGCTGCTGTCACCGGCGCCGACAAAAAGAACAAGGGACGCTTTGAGGCGCGCAACGAGCCTTTGGTTAGCGATGATCTTGGTGATCCGCCAGACTGGATTGTTGATGGCGAAACCAACAAGGCAAGGGAAGCGTGGCAGACGCTGCGCAAGGAAATCCCTTGGCTCAACTCAAGCCACCGAATCCTGGTGGCCACGGCAAGCAACATTTTGGGGCGCATGATCGCCGGTCAGGACTGCGGTGTGCAAGCAATGAATCTGCTTAGGCAGTGCCTGGGCCAGATGGGTGCGACGCCTGCCGACGCCAGCAAGGCCGGAGCTAAACCAGATGGCGAAAGCAAAGATCCGGCAGACGAGTTCTTCGACGAGTAGAAAGAGCCAATCAGCCGCAATTCCTGCGCACTTCAATCCAAAGTATCCCACCGGCCCCGTTGATGAATACGCCGAGAAGGTCATCAACGGTGATATAGTAGCTGGGCCGCACGTTCGCAATGCCTGCCGCAGGCACAAAGACGATCGACTGAACGGTCCAAGCCGCGGCATCCATTGGGACCCGGAAGCTGCCGATAGGGTGCTGCGCTTTTTCCCGGCAGTGCTGCGCCTGAACGGGGGGCAGTTCGAAGGGCGGCCTTTTTACCCGCACATCTCGCAACAGTTCAAGATTGGCTCTATTTTCGGATGGAAGCGTGTCGAATCTGACGGCGCAATCCTGCGACGCTTTCGACGCGCCTATATCGAGGAAGGCAAGGGCAACGGGAAGTCTCCGCTGGCCGCAGGCATTGGGCATTACTGCCTAACGTCTGACGGGGAGGCGGCTGCCGAGATCTATGCGGCTGCGGCGAACAAGGATCAGGCATTCGTCCTGTTTCGCGATGCTGTTGCGATGTACGAGCAGTCGCCGGCGTTGAAGTCGAAGTTGACGCCATCGGGCGGCAATCCTGTCTGGAACCTGTCTTACCTCAAGCGGCGCTCATTTTTCCGGCCGATATCGCGCGAAGGTGCACACAGCGGCCCGCGCCCGTATATCGCGCTCTGCGACGAAATTCACGAGCATCCAGATGGCAAGGTCATCGAGATGCTTGAGCGCGGTTTTAAATTCCGCCGGCAACCGCTGCTGTTCATGATCACGAACAGCGGCAGTGATCGCAATTCGATTTGCTGGGACGAACACCAGCATGCCGTGAAGGTAGCCGCAGGCACGCAGACGCCTGACGATGATTTCACCTATGTTGGCGAAGTCATCGACGACACGACGTTTTCATATGTCTGCGCGCTCGACAAAGACGACGATCCTTTTACAGACCCGACCTGCTGGCAAAAAGCAAACCCGCTCTTCGGCATTACGCTGAAGCATGACTATCTGGCAGGCGTCGTCAATCAGGCAAAGGACATTCCGTCCAAGCGTAACGGCATTCTGCGTCTGCATTTCTGTGTATGGACTGAGGCGGATACCGCCTGGATACCGCGGCCGCTGCTCGAAAAGGTGATGGTCGACTTCGACCCATATGTTGAGCATCAGGGTACAAAGATCGCCGCAGCCGGCCTGGATTTGTCTGGCGCCAAGGATTTGACAGCGGCCGCCTTTGCGATCGAGACTGGCACCAAGCGCGTGAAGCGCGAGGACGGCACGGAAGCGGATTTGCCGACTTACGATCTTTGGATCGAGGCATGGACACCGCGCGACACGATGGACGAGCGTTCGAAGCAGGACCATGTGCCTTATCGGCTATGGAATGAGACGTTCCACACAGGAACCACACAACCGTACATCAACGCGCCGGAAGGTGCGCGCATACGCTACGATCACGTCGCGGCTTTGTTCGCAAGGCTGAACGCTGAGCATGGCATTGCCATGCTGGCATATGACAAATACGCATTCGACAAATTCGAGCAAGAGCTCGATGAATACGGCGTCGAGATCAAAACTGTCGCGCACCCACAGGGCGGCAAGAAGCGCGCAAAACCAGACGAAGAGAAAGTGCAGGCGGCGAAAGACGCCGGCCTAGACCCCCCTCTCGGACTGTGGATGCCGGGCAGTGTCGCTGCGCTGGAGGCGCTTATTCTCGAAGAGCGCGTGCGGCTGCGCAAGTCGCCTGTCCTTCTTGGTGCATTGATGGGTGTGGCGATCGAGACCGATCCACTCATGGGCAACCAGTGGTTCTCGAAAAAGAAATCTACGGTTCGTATCGACCCAGCCGTTGCTTGTGCAATGGCGGTTGGCGCTGCGGTCGACGGATTTGTTGAGATCAAGCCGGCGGCCAGCCCTTGGGAAGATCCTGAATTTCAGCTGGCAACGCTATAGCTGCGGCAAGGTTATTTGATGTTTGGACTTACAACGAAGCGGGCCGCTGAAAGGCAGGCCGCGCAGGCTATTGCCGAAACGCGCGCCAGCCTTGAAAATCCAAGCGTGCCGCTGTCTGACGTCGGCGCGTGGCGGTCAATGTTTGAGACATGGAATGCTGCAAGCGGCGTTCCGGTTACGGTGGAAACCGCGCTTGGCGTGCCCGCTGTGTGGTGCGCGGTCAATTTCTTGTCGGGCACACTGGCATCTCTGCCACTGGAGATGTTCGTCAAGAGCGCCTCTGGCCGCGAGGCTGTCGAAGGAAATCCGCTTTACGCGATCCTTCAGGACGCGATCAATCCGGAATGGACATCGTTTGCCTGGCGCAAATACTCGATGGTCAATATTCTGACCTTGGGGCGCGCATTCACCTTCATCGAGCGCAACAAGGCCGGCCGGGTCACCAACCTGTGGCCGCTCAATCCGCTACTAACGACGGTTGAGCTGCGCCAGGGCCGAAAGTTCTACATCTACGAGGACACACGCAGGAGGATCGAGTATCAGGCGTCGGAGATTATCGATGTCCCGTTCATGCTTGATGCTGACGGCATCAGTCACGTGGCGCCAATACAGCGCCTGGCAAAGGCTGTCGGGTTGGCAATCGCACTCGAATCCTACGCCGAGAAGTTCTTCCTGAACGGCGGCGTGCCACCGTTGGCGCTTTATGGCCCCGTAGGGTCGCCGGCAGCTGCATCGAGGGCGGCAACAGACGTCACTAAGGCGATCAGAGATGCGAATGCGGAGCGCCGAAATGTATTGATTATGCCGAAGGATCATGAACTGAAGCCGGTTGGCATTGATCCTGACAAATCCCAGATGGAGGCGGCACGCCGCTTCCAGATCGAGGAAATTGCCAGGATTTTCGATCTGCCGCCAGTATTTCTGCAGGACCTGACGCACGGCACGTTCTCCAACACCGAACAGCAGGACCTTCACTTTGTGAAGCACACACTCATGCAGTGGCTCACGGCATGGGAGCAAGAGCTAAACCTCAAGCTGTTCACGGCACGGAATACGAAAAACTTCGTTGCCTTCAATCAGGACGGCCTTCTGCGTGGCGATTTTACCACGCGCATGAACGGTTACGCCACCGCGATCCAGAACGCCATCAACACGCCTGATGAAGTGCGATCGATGGAAAACTGGCCAACGCACGGCGGAGATGCGGCCAAACTTCATATCCAGGGCGCGACGGTGCCGCTTGGTTCACAGAAAATGGGCCACAACGGCGGCCCTCCGTTGGGCGATCAGCCAGCCGCAAACGAAAACAAGAATACCGACGAGGCGAAGGCCGCATGACGAACATTGAAAAGCGCAGCCATATCGCTGCTGTAGAGACGCGCGCCACCGATGGCAAGCGCACGCTTGTGGGCTATGCCGCCGTCTTTGAGCGTCTCGCCGATATAGGTGGTTGGTTTCAGGAGCAGATCGCACCCGGCGCCTTTACCGACGCAATCAAAGGAGACGTCCGGGCGCTAGTGGATCATGACTCCGGTCGTGTGATTGGCCGCACCAAGTCCGGAACACTTCGGTTGCAGGAGGATGGTACCGGCCTGCGTGTCGAAATCGATGTTCCAGATACGACCGATGGCAATGACCTGTGGGTGCTCGTCGAGCGTGGCGATATCAGCGGCATGTCTTTCGGTTTCTGCGTCACGAAAGAGACATGGGACGAAACCGGCGACGTGCCGACGCGAACGATCCAGGCACTTGAACTTCTCGAAGTCTCTGCCGTGGCATTTCCGGCCTACGATGACACCACTATCGGTGTACGATCGCTCGAAGAATGGCGCTCTGCCAATAAGCCACAGCCAGAACCAAAGATTTCAGATCCGGCGGCAGCGCCGGTAACCAGAGCCGCAGCCGTCAAGGCGCGTCTCAAAATGGACCTTGACCTAAAGGTCCGCAGCACGCGCTGACCAGCGCTGCCACCCACCAAAACACCACCACAGAACGAACCTCGCCATTAGCGGGGCTCTTTGTATTGGAGACTTCATTTGTCCAAAATTTCTGAACTGCGCGAAAAGCAGCTCAAGCTCGTTGCCGATGCTCGCGCCCTGCGTGACGAAATCACCGATGACACTGCCGAAGCGCGTGTAGCCGAGATCGACGCTGCACATGACAAGGCCATGGCCGAATACGACCGCATCGGCGAACGTATCGCACGCGAAGAAGCTCTTGAGGCGCGACAGGCCGAGCTCGACGCAGTAGAGGACGCTCGCCGTCCGCTCGGTGAAGATCGTTCGCGCAAGCCTGGCAAGGTTGACGAACGTCCGCTTGAAGAGCGACAGGTGGAAGCATTCCGCACGTATCTTCGCCGCGGTATCGAAGGCCTATCCCCCGAGCAGCGCCAGATCGTGCGCGAACTTCGTGCCGGCCCACAGGCGACATCTCCTGGCGCCGATGGCGGCTACCTCGTGCCGCAGGGCTTCATGGCCGAGCTCGTCAAGTCGCTCAAGGCTTGGGGTCCTATGCTTGATCCTGGCGTCACGCGGTTCCTGAATACCGCGGCCGGCAATACGATTCCTTGGCCGACGATGGATGACACGTCCAACACCGGCGCGCTGATCGCCGAGAATGCTCAGGTGTCTCTCGCTGAAATGGCATTCGGCACGAAGATGCTTGAAGCATACAAGTATACATCGGGTGTCGTTCTTGTTTCCAGCGAGCTCCTGCAGGATTCGGCCCTTGATGTTGAGGCCATCGTTCGCGATGCAATGGCAGAGCGCATCGGTCGTATCGCCAACCTGCATCTGACAACTGGTGACGGTTCTTCGAAGCCGCACGGCATCGTCGCAGCCGCTGGCGCAGGCGCCACCGCTGGCAGCGCAACTGCGATCTCGTTCGATGACATCATCGAGCTTTATCATAGCGTCGATCCGGCTTACCGCGCTGATCCTTCCTGCCGTTTCATGTTCAATGACGGCACGCTCAAGGCTCTCCGTAAGCTGAAGGACGGTGAAGGCGAATATATCTGGCAGCCGGCGAACGTTTCCTTGGGCCAGCCGGACACGATCCTGAATCAGCCGTATTCGATCAATCAGGCTATGGCCTCGATCGCAACCGGCAACAAGACTGTCGCTTTCGGCGCCTTCAACCGGTACGTCGTCCGTCGCGTGAACGAGTTTGCGATCCGTCGCCTCGTCGAGCGCTATGCCGACTATGATCAGACAGGTTTCATCGGCTTCACTCGCTTTGATGGCGAACTGCTCGACGCTGCGGCCGTCAAGGTTCTGACCCAGGCTTAATGCTGTGAGGGCGGCTTTGGCCGCCCTATCATTCTTTGGGAGGCGCCCGTGCTAATTCGTTTACTGCAGGCGCTATCCGGCGTCATGAAGCATTATGAAGCTGGTCGCGAGGTTGAGTGGGAAGATGTAGATGCACTGCGGCTAATTGAGCGCGGCATCGCGGAGCGCACTGCGGAGTCTGGGCCAACATCGCCCCGGCCGGGGCGGCGAGGCAGAAAGGCGGCCGCATGACCGATTGGTCAAGGCTTACTCGCTTGCAGGCGCCTGAGACGTCACCGATCGATTTGGACACCGCTAAGCAGCATCTGCGGATCTTCCACGATGACGAAGACCAGCATATTCAGCTGTTGGTCGACGCCGTTGTTGCTTTCGTCGAGGGACCTGACGGCATTGGGCTCGCGCTGACGCCGCAAAAGTGGCGTCTGTCGCTCGACAGCTTCTACTCTCGCAATTTGATCAACGGTTTCAGTCCTGCCTACGGGTATGGTGCGGCCTACCTCGATGTTGGCGCGATCTACAGCGCGATTTCGATCCCGCTTGGTCCTACCACGTCCGTTGAGCAGGTGCTTTACACCGACGACGCCGGCGCAACGCATGTGGTGTCACCAGCCGATTACATCGTTGATGTGGAATCTTCGCCAGCGCGAATTTCGCCGGTCTATGGCGGCATGTGGCCAATCACCATCAACTATCCCGGCGCTGTGAAGGTGGATTTCACTGCTGGTTTTTCCGAAACGCCGGCAGACCTCAAGGCAGCGTTGCTATTGCTGCTGGGCCACTGGTTCGAAAACCGAGATACGGTAGTCGCGGGCGAACGCGCTGCGGCTGTTGAGGTCCCATTCACCGTTGATGCCATTCTCAACAAATATCGCGTCGGTAGATTTGCCTGACGCCAGGAGGCTAACATGCCAGTCGGCAATTATTCTGCCAATGTCCATTTCAACGGGCCGGACGAGCTCGTTATCGATGTAGGCGGCAAGCTTACGATCGTCAATGGCGCCCAGATCACCGGCCTAGATTCGGTCGTTACTGCCGCCATCAAGAACAAGGCGCAGGTTCAGGCGCTGACGCCGTCCTCGACGGCCGCCGATATCGTCGCGGCTCTGAAGGCGTAATCCATGGCTGATCTCGTCATAACCCCCGCAAACGTCGTTGCAGGCTCTAACGCCACGCGCGACATTGGCACTGCCGGCGCTACGATCGCTGCCGGCCACGCTGTCTATCTCGATGCAGCAACCAACAATTGGCTGTTGTCGGACAACAACGGCACCGGTACGCGCCAGGTGAAGGGCATTGCTCTCAACGGCGCATCGATCAATCAGCCGCTCACGGTTGCAAAGGCCGGTGATGTTACGATCGGCGCGACGCTCGTGCCCGGCACGGCATATTACCTCTCGGCCACGCCGGGTGGCATTTGTCCGGTGGCTGATCTTGCGACGGGCATGGATTCAGTGCTTATCGGCCTGGCCAAGAGCGCAAGCGTTCTGGCCGTCGACATCCAGAACTCGGGCGTCACGCTCTAATGTGGGTACGGTTTACGGCCCACTTCCATTGGAAGGTTTCGTCGGCCGTAACCATCGCCTACAAGCCGGATGGCGGCCCCATGAAGGATGGTCGCTACCTGGTGACGCGCGCCTGCGCTGAAGCCGCGGGCGACAAGGCGGTCAAGTGCGGCCGACCTTCCGGACCTGGGAGGCTTCGATAATGGCTCCGACAAAACCCGGTATCCCAAAGCTGCGAGAAAAGCTTCACTTTCAGCGCCGAGAGATCGTCGATGACGGCTACGGCAATGAGGTTTCCGGCGATTTCGCAACGGTATTCACTGCTGCTGCGGAGCTCATTCCGCTGACGGGTAGCGAACCGGTCATTGCAGCGCGGCTCACCGGCGTGCAGCCATATATCATTCGCATTCGCAGCCATGTCGCAGCGCGCGAGGTGGCGACGTCTTGGCGCGCCGTCGATGCACGAAACGGTGCTCGCATTTTCAACATCACGTCATCTGCGAACCTCGATGAGAAGAACGCCTATATCGACATGATGGCCACGCAAGGGGTCGCGGCGTAATGGCGCTGAAGGCTATGATCATCGGCCGCGAGCGGCTTAACCAGCGCATCAACGATATGGCGCCGAATGTCGAAAGATATGCGGCGCAGGCGAAGATGGCGGCCGGGACTGAACTCGCCGAGGCAATTCGGCAACTGGCCCCGCGTGGCGCTACGCTCGAGTATGCCGAAAGCATAGATGCTGATTTGCTGGCAAGCCGCCCAGCGCAAGAGCAGGTGGGCACAAGCAAGACTAAAGACCCGTCAGCAGTCGGAATATTTGCCGAATTCATTTGGCGGTTTCTCGAATTCGGGACTGCGCCGCACAACACCGCCAAGGGTGGCGGAACTGTTGCCGGCAAGAAGCAGGCTGCGGCAGGTGGAGGCAATATGCATCCCGGTACGGCGGCGCAACCGCATGTCTTCACGACATACCGAGCGATGAAGCCGCGCATAAAACGCAAGATTATGGCTGCCGTTAGCCGTGGCGTCAGGGAGGCTATGAAGAAGTAATGGCTAGTCCTGAGCTTGAGCTACAGGGCGCTATCGTGGCGCGCCTGAAGGCAGATAGCGCCGTCATGGCGCAGGCGAACGGCATCTATGACCAGCCGCCAGACACCGCATTCGCGACCCCCAAAGAGGGATATGTCACGATCGGCGAGGCGCAAACACTGCGCGATGATGCTTCATGCATCAATGGCGGAACATCGTTTCTGACCCTGCATGCATGGTCTAGGAAGGTCGGATTTCCGGCTGTGAAGCTGTTGGCCGACGCCGTTGTGGAGAGCCTCCATCTGGCGCCGATCACGCTTCAAACCAATCGGCTCATATCGATTATGCACCGCCAGACGCGGGTCTTCCGCGATCCGGACGGACTTACAAGCCACGCCGCCATTGATTTTGTGGCGCGCACCGAAAAGCCGATCGCCTAAGCGCCGGCCACCCTACCACCACCACATTTTTTGGAGACCTGATATGGCAGATGGCCAGCAGCTTGGCCGCCTGTTGCTGATTAAGATCGGCGACGGCGCAGATCCAGAAGTATTCACCAATCTCTGCGGTCTCAAGACCCGCAGTTTCAACATGTCCGCCAACGAAGTCGACACGACTATTCCATCGTGCACGAATCCGGGCGGCCCGGTCCAGAAAACGAGCCGGCCAGGCATTGCCAATCGCACTTTTACTGGTTCTGGCAACTTCGTTTCGAGCGCAGCGTCTGACGTGTTCATGAATCACGTTCGCGCAAGCGAGGCGTTTAACGCTCAGGTCATCGTTCCGGGCGACGGCACCTATCAGGGTTCGTGGATGGTCACTGACTTTTCGTTCAGCGGCGACGTCGAGCCCAACATGGAATTCAGCGCGACCTTCGTTGCCGCTGACGTCCTGACATTCACGCCAGAAGCATAATTCCGACGAGCGAGGAGATAGTCGTGACCTCTGAAAAGAAAAGCAAAGTCTTTCCGCTTCCCGTCAATGAGGCGAGAGGCGAAGTGCCGCTGTGGATCGGCAATATTCCGATCGTTCTTGCCGCTGAAATGGAGCGCCTCGCAGGTTTGTCAAGCCGCCTGCAGTGCAGATCGTTGAACGAACTTTTCCAGCGCCTGACGAGCGTGGAGCTTTCTGCAACGCTCGCAGGCGTAGAATTGCTTGCTGTCCGCGGCGACGTTAAGGGCGCGCTGTCGAAGCTCAGTTTGAAGCATTTTGCTGACTGTGGCGTCGCCTTTTCCGCTGTCCTCGCCCACCATTTTGACGGTGACGAGGGAAACGAGGAGGCCGTCGAGGAAAAGACGGCGGCCGACAAGACGGAATAGACGATGCTTTTCCGTGGCGCCAATGGATGCGCACAGGGATAGGTGGACTGGGTTGGCGGCCTTCTGATTTTTGGGCCGCCACCCTGACGGAGTTTTTTGAGGCGATCCGCGGCTATAACGACGCGAACGGCGCCGAAGAAGACGCTGGAGCCCCGACCGACAACGAGATGGCCGGACTTCTAGCCAAATACGGCGGTTGATCGCCAAGGTTTTTCAAACATCGACATTTCCAACAATGCCCGCTCGCGCGGGCATTGTCTTTTTTTAGGGTGCGCGCCTAGTGGCTGATGATAATGAAGACCTAATTATTTCGATCAGCACGGACGTCGCAACGCTTCGTCGATCGAATAAGAAGCTCGAAGCTGCTATGGGCGAGACGCTCAAGAAGATCGAGCAACTTACTGCCGGCACCAGCGCCAAGATGGATGCCACGTTCGCCAATGGCGCGAACAAGATGGCTGCCTCCATGCGCAAGGTGGAAGGTGCTTCGCGCGACGCCAGTCGGGCTGGCTTGGGCATATCTGCGGCGTTTGCGAAGGTTTTTGCCGTTGTGGGCGCAGCAAAGGGATTTCAGGATCTCGCTGACAGCTCAATCCGCATGACGAATGCCCTTAAGGTCGCAGGCCTCCAGGGCGCGGAATTGCAGTCTACGCTTGGAAAGCTTTACGATTCGGCGTTGCGCAATCATGCGCCTATCGAAGCCCTGACGACCCTTTACGGGCGAGCCGCGTTGCAGCAGAAAGAGCTTGGGGCATCAAGCAGCCAGCTTATCACGTTTACCGACACTGTTGGCAAAGCACTTCGAGTTTCCGGTACGAGCGCCGAGGAGGCGCAAGGTTCGCTTCTGCAGTTGTCGCAGGCCCTTGGCTCCGGCACTGTTCACGCGGAAGAATTCAATTCGATCATCGAAGGTATGCCAGCGCTTGCGCAGGCTGCTGCCAAGGGTATCAAACAGGCGAACGGTTCCGTCGCAGAGCTTAAGACCCTTGTAAACAATCAACAGCTTTCGAGCCGCGCATTATTTGACGGCATTATCGCCGGCGCTTCCGATCTTGACCATAAATTGCAGGGCACCGGCGCCACGATAGGCAATGCCTTCACTGACCTGCAGACGTCGCTCACGAAGGCGGCCGGAAAGTTCGACGATGTTACTGGCGCCAGCAAGGCGACAGTTGAGACGATCGAGAAGGTCGTCACGACCCTCAATGGCCTCGATATCGTCAAATTGGCCAATGACGTTCAGTCGGTCATTAACAAGCTCAATGAATTTGGCAATACCTACGATAACCTGCTAAAGCAGGCCGGCAGTGGTCCGACGCTGAAAGAGCGTATTGACGAGCTGGTGAAACCGTTCACTGGCGGCAAGCCTCTTATTGATCTTGGTCCGGCCTTTTCCAATCAGCCGATCGACGTTGAGAAGCTAGGCCGAGAGCGCTCAGCTCGTCAGTCTGAGGCTGACGCGGACAAGCTCAAGGCGCTGCAGGAGCAATATGACGCTGCTGTGAAGTTGCAGAAGGCCATCGGCCTTCCTGTCAACAATGACGCCAATGTAGAGCTGCTTCGGCATATGGATGAAATTCGCGACAGGATCAATGCCGCGAAGGATGCGCTGGTATCGTTCAAGCGCGAAGGCGAAAAGCAGGGTCCGCCCGATCTTCGGCGCTTTCAAAAGCCGGATAACTTCAAGGATGAGCTGCCGCCACCGGCACAGGTGGATATCACCGATCCGCGTTATGCAAATACCGCTCAAAATGCTGCAAAGCTAAAAAAGGCGTATGACGACCTATCCAAATCCGCGCAGGATCGCAATGATCAGGTGCGGCAAGAAATTTCCCTTGTTGGTAAGTCCGGTGCTGTTCTTGACGCTGCTCGCACGAAATTGCAGCTGCTGCAAAAGGCGCAGAATGACGGCATTACCGGCGACAACCTGAAGAACATTCAGGATCTGGCCGATGCCTACGCCAAGCTTTCTGAGGAGTTGGCCGGCGTCACGCTGGTTCAAACGGCGAAGGACAAAAACCAGGATCTTCAGAACGAGATTGAACTCGTCGGGAAGACCGGTCTTGCCTACGATGCCGCAAAGTACAAGCTTGATCTCCTCAATGAGGCGCGCAAAAACGGCGTGACAGGCGAGCATCTCGCGGCTCTTGAAAAAGAAGCTGATATTTACGCCAAACAGGCGGAAGTGCTCGCAAAAGTCAAGCTTTATAAGGATCTCAGCGACCAAAACCGGCTTGCTGCGCTGCCGTCTCGCGATCGACAGATTGTCGAAATGCAAAGGCAATATGGCCTTCCTGAAGATCCAAACAGCGCAACGGGTCGCGATATAGGGCGCAACCTTGACCAGCAGGCGAACCGCGAGGCTGTCACCAGCTTCCTGACTGATTTTAAGGATGGTCTCGTCAAGAACGGCGAGAGCATCGGCAAAGCCTTTGGGCAGGCGCTGCAAAATGCGCTGATGAAGCAGGCGGACAAACTCTGGGAGAACTTGTTCAACCAGATTGCAAATGCCTTGTTTAAAACCAGCGGCTCTACGCCAAGCGTTGCAACCGGTGTTTCTAGCGTTGGCGCCTCTGTTGTAGGGAAGGCACTTTCTGGCTCATCCGGTGCCGCCGTCAATCCTGTTACGGCTGGCAATATGTCTGCCTTTGCTGGCGCGATTAAGTCGATCGAGAGTAGCGGAAATTATGGCGCTCTTGGACCGGTTCTCAAAAGTGGTGATCGGGCATATGGCGCCTATCAAGTGATGGGAGCTAACGTTCCTTCATGGACAAAGGCCGCCACAGGAACGGCAATGACGCCAAGTGCATTTCTTAACGATAGAAATGCACAAGATGCTGTTTTCAATAAATATTTCGGTGCGTCGCTATCGAAATATGGAAATCCGCAAGATGCGGCCAGCGTATGGTTTTCGGGGCGACCGCTGGCTAAAGCTGGACTCGCCAGCGATGGCTTCAACACTACTCCAGAATACGTCACCAAGTTCAATAATGCGCTTGGTGATGCATCGAAGAGCGTTGGAAATTTCGGCACAGACATCGGTCAGATTGGCAATTCAATAGGTAAGAGTTTGACGGGCGGTGCAGGTGCACTTTCTGCGACGCCTGCAGCCGGTGGCTCTCTTCTATCTCTGCTGTCGTCGCCAAACTTCACACCGAATACCAGCCTCGGCGCGGTTATCGGCATGCCAGGTGCGCAGCAGCCATCTGCTGGCGGCCTGTTTGGGTCGTTGTTCTCTTGGATACCCAAGATTTTTGGATTTGCCGATGGCGGCCATGTGGCCGGCCCTGGATCGGGTCGCAGCGACAGCATACCGGCATGGTTGTCCAATGGCGAGTTCGTCGTCAATGCGAATGCCACGAAAAAGCATCGCAACATGCTTGAAGCGATAAACCGCGGCTCGGTGGCGAAGTTCGCTGACGGCGGCCTTGTTACGCCGCAGCTGGTTACGGCGCCCACCGCACCTACGCTTCGGCCTCGGGCTGCCACCGCCGCCAATGACAACCGCAATCCAGGCATCCTTCATGTCCAGATCAGCGGCGCAAGCGGCGACGATCATGTCCGCACGCTTGTGAAGCAGGGCGTAGGTGAGGGGCTCGCTCAGTACAACACCCAACAGCGTCGCGGCGGCTTCGGTCGCCTGCAGAACCAGTACGCAAACCAGAAGGCATGATGGATGGGAAGTCTTATCAACCAGCCCATATTGGCGCTGGATTTTTTGGCGTGCCCAAAAGCCATCTATGACGTGGTCGGCGCTGGTATCGACGGAGGCCGCAACAGCGTCGGTGAAAGCCAGAACATAGAAATGAGCGGAGGCGGCATCGTGACCGCCTCGCTCGAAGACTGCAAGATCGTCAGCCGGGAGCAGCTTCGCTACATCAACAAGCTGGGCGCGCGCCTAAACGGCGGTTTTCGCTACATTGTGGTGCCGATCCCAACTGACTGGTTTGGGCCATTCCCCACCGTTGGCAATTTGCCGACGCCAATCATGCGCGGCATTCCTCATTCTGACGGCTCGCTCTTCTCTGACGGCTCTGGCTACAGCCAAGCGACGGTTTGGGGCAAGTTTCTCGCTGATGCTGCACTGAACGCAGGTCAGGTTACCGTTCGCGTTTATGGCGCGACACGCGATATCGATGGCGACTGGTTTTCAGTTAAACATGCCGCCAAAGGCTGGCGCGCTTATCGAGACTGGGAAACGTCCAAGATTGGAAGCGGGACGGAAACTGTCAGCGGCGCCAGCGTCGCCTACAATGATTTTCAATTGTCAATCCAGCCGCCATTACGGCAGGCCGTACCGGCAGGCACTCGCATCGAGTACGCCAGGCCGCGCTTCGTTGCGAAGTTCAAGACGGACTTCACTCTGCCCCTCACCATAGAGGCGTTCTTCGTCACCGAACAGACGATCCAATTTTCTGAGGCGTTCTAGCGCTTTTGCAACAAATTCATTCATGAAGGCTCGCTCGCGCGGGCCTTTTCAGTTTCTGGAGGCTCGATGGCCTGGATACCGGACTCTGTCATCGCAGCCATGCGAGGCAGCTATCAGCTAGGCATCTTCCTTCGTGTCGATACAGATCCTGCGCTGCACATCTGGTTCGGCGTCAACGATATGCCAGCCAGAATGGACAGCATAGATCCGGATGGCACCGTCTACATGGGCGGTGGCCGCTTGATCGGCATTCCTTCGCTCGAGGTGCTTGTGAACGGAACGGCCGACAGCGTGGATTTCACGCTGAGCGGCATTGATCCGGCGACAGCAGCCAAAGCGATCGACAGCTTGCCGCCGGTGCGTGGCGCCGTCGTACAAATCGGCATTATGACGCTTGATGACTATTATCAGCCGATGGGGCCGATTGTGCCCATATGGCGCGGCACCGCGTCTCACGTCAGCGAGGCAAGCGAGGCTGTGGGCAGCGAGGATCAGCCGTCGCTAACGCTGAGCCTTTCCGCCGTCACCGGCAGTGTAACGCGCTCGCGCGCCGTTCATTCCCTTTGGTCTGATGCTCAGCAGAAAGCGATCTCGCCGACTGACGACTTCTGCAAGCAGGTCCAGCGCCTGAGCCGCGGCATTGCGCCGGTTTGGCCGAACTACTGAGGCATCCATGAAATTGCGAGATTGGCTTGAGCTACCGCACCGCTTCAGGTGGGGCGGCCGGAGCGGCGACGACTGCCTGATGTTTTGCGCTTCGTGGGTGTGGCACGTAACCGGCCGAGATCCTGTCGAGGAGTTCCGCGGAACCTATTCGTCTGAAGACGAAGCGAGAGAAATCTTGACCGCCCATGGCGGCATGATCGCCCTCGTCGACGCCGTAGCGATGAAGGCAGGAATCAGAAGAACCGACGACCCACAAACCGGCGATATCGGCATCATTCGAGCTCCATCATGGCTTGGCGGCAAGCTTACTGAAATAGGCGCCATCAAGTTCGGCCCTGTTTGGGCATGTCTCGGCCCGGCAGGCGTCGTGGGCAAGAAGGCGGAGTGCCTAGCCGCTTGGTCGGTGCCTCAATGAGCATGCACCACCAGCGTATGCTTGTGCGATACGGCCTTTCGAGCTGTACATCGCTTTATAGCCAGGTCGTCTTCGACCCAATTTTCACACCCCTTTTTACGGCGGTGTTTTCGAGCCTTGGCCTGACGGTCGGCACAGGCCTCACGACCGCAGTAACGATCTCGTCTGCTATCGCAACGACTGCGCTCGCGGTCGGCATTCAGGCGCTGATGGCGCCGAAACCGCCAGATCCGGAGAGTGGCCGCGTCCCGAAGGTTCAGAGCACGCCTTTCCGCATTTGGTCGATAGGCCGCAATCGTCTCGCCGGCGCGTACATGCTGTGGGAGGCAAGCGGCGATTATCTCTATGCGGTCCAGGCGCTCGTGGGCCATCGCGTGAAGTCGATCAATCGCTATTGGCTGCATGATGACGAAGTCTTTCTCGACGCCAACGGCTACACGACGAATGACGACAATGGCAGGTATGGCAACAACGTCCGACTTCTGACGCGCATCGGACTGTCCACTGAGACGGCGTACGCGCCATTGGTTGCGAAGCTCACCTCTGCGGGAGTTTGGACGAACAATCATCGTGGAGACCAGCAAGCCTCTATTGCGATGATCGCCGAGTCTACTGCGGCAAAAAACCAAAATAAGCGCTTCCCATATGGTGCCCCGCAAGTGTCGGCGGAAGTCGATGGAGCTCTCTGCTGGGATTTTAGAGATTCATCGCAAAGCCCAACAGACCCGAATACTTGGACCTGGACACGCAATCCAGTCATTCAGCTTTGCTGGCATGAGTGCTTCAATGAGTTCGGCAATCGCCGCGACTATCGATCGGCGATTCTGCCAGTCATCGATATGTGGACCGAAGAGGCGAACATTTGTGACGAGGATATTCCTCGCGCCGCTGGCGGCACTGAAAAGCGATATGAGTGCTCCGGCTGGGATACCACGGAAAACGGTCCAAAGGTCGGCACTAACGCCATCTTGGCGGCCTGCGACGGGTGGATGTGCGAAAGGGGTGACGGTGCCCTGCTGCTCACCGTTGGCAAGTTTCGCGAGAGCCGTGTCGAGACGCTAGCTGACGTCGATCTTGTCGGGCACCAAATTCAATATGACGTCCTCTTTGAGGAGGAGTGCAACCGCCTAGTCCCTAAATTCACCTATCCTGATACCGGCTATTCGTCCTGCGACACAGATTTCTTCGAAGATGCAGCAGCGCAGCTAACCGCTGGCCGTGTTTTGTCACAGGACGGTGACTATCGCTACTGCCAGCAATGGCGGCAAGCGAGGCGCCTTGGCATTCGCGACTGGCGACGGTTGCAGCAGAAGGTCAAGGGCACTCTCGATGTTCGTTTTTCTGGGCTAAATGCGATCTATAGCCGCTGGGTAAGGCTGGCAACACCAATTCGCCTGCCGAGGCTTGATGGGAAGGTTATAGAAAATCGCCGTTCCACGCTTGCGATCACCCGCGGCGGCTTCACGATGGAGATTATTCAGCATCCCGACAACATAGACGACTGGAACCCCGTGACAGACGAGGGGCAGCAGCCGCCGGTTCCCAATACGCTCGGCACTGCTGAGATCCCGCCTGGCATCATCAACACGGTAGAGGCAAAGGCAAACGGCGGCTCGGTCTATCTTCGGGTTCTGATTGTTGATCCAGAATCCGAAAGCCTTACGCCGGTCGTTTTCTATCGCTTGCGTGATACCGGCGGCGGATCGCCAGGGACGTGGATTGAGCAACAGTTTCCCGATGTGACGCCATCTGGCGGCTTTATCGAGCTCAACACGGGCGCCGTTCCTGTAGATGTCGATCTAGATGTGCAGGTAGGCTACATTGGGTCCAACGGCTCATATGGCCCGCGGTCACCGACCGAAGAAGTGCACACCACAGCAGATCCAACACCGCCAGGCCCCGTTATTGGGGTCACAGCAACCGGTGCAGTAGGGCAAGCAACATTCAACTGGACGGCGCCGAACAGCTCAAATTATGCGGGCGCGCGCCTCTATTGGAACACATCCAACAATTTCGCCACGGCAACGATTGTTAGCCCTCCAGAGTATGGGGCTCCCAGCACCCCTGATAGTCGTATCGTGACTGGTATTAGTGCCGGTACACGCTACGGGTGGGTAGTTTCCATAAATCGATCTGGCATTGAGGGCACCTCAGTGCCCACTGGCGCCTTCACGGTCAGCTAACGCCTGCGTCAAGCGGGCTTTTTCTTAGGAAATTCAATGACGTTCTCCCCAAACGCCGAGACTGTTTATGCGGACGGCCCATACACCGATCCATACGATCCGTCTAAACCAGAAATTCGCGCGCTGTTGACGCAGTATGAAAACGCTATCGAAGCATACTCGTCGGGCGCAGGGTCAATTGCCAAGGATACACGCGGAAATCTTTATGCCGACGTCGCGCACGACTCAGACGTTACTGCCTGGGTCTATGCCGACGCAAACACTGCGAACAACGGCGTTTATCGGAAGATCGGCGCGTCTGGATCTGGATCGTGGTCTCTCATTCTACCGCTTCCGTACTCGTTCATCATAGCTACTGATTACGGTGCGGGCACCGCAAACGCTATAAAGGCGTCAACGACGGTACCAGTCTCGGAATCGGCTCTCATATGGTTTCAGATTTTCCGCACGAACGACTCGTCGCCGGTCACTATCTCGTTCAACGGCGACGCACCTCTCACGATCAAGACCAATGCCGGCAATGATCCAGCGGCCGGCGGTCTAGCCCAGGGCATGATCCTTTTCGGCGTAAAAAGCGGCGCGACTTTCCGGCTTCTGAACGATCAAGTTTCTACTGCGATCGTTGCAGCAGCTGAAGCGGCCCAGGCGGCAGCTGAAGCTGCTCGCGATGCTGCTCTTAGTGCGGTCCCGAATGTCTTTGCTCTCACCCGCACAGCGCTAAAGGCCCTCAACACGGCGACAATCACCAGCGCCTTCCTTAAAGAATCCGGTCGAGAAGGTCAGTTTGTTTGGCGATCTGGCGACTATAGCGCGAAGATCTCCGCGGATTCCGCCGAGGGCCTATTTATCAAAGCCAACGCGATTGCTTCCACCGTAGGGGCGTGGGTACGGGTCTATGACGGCGATATCCAGGCAACATGGTTCGGCGCCAAAGCCGACGATGCTACTGATAATGCGTCGATACTAAATGTTGCCATTGCTTCCTGCATGGCGCTCGGCCTACGCGTCCTCAAGCTGCCGCCCGGCGTTCTGCGGTTCGGGTCGACCATCAATTTCTCCAGCAGCTATTTTGCCATTCGCGGTGCGGGCATAGGCGCAACGACCCTACGCAGGACATTTGCGGATGGCACGGCAATCTACTGCGCTGTTGCTGCCCCAAATCCCATTCAGAGCATAGCGCTGTCAGATTTTTCAATGGATACGACGGTGCGGGTCACCAACGGTTCCATGATCTATGTGGAATCGGGCGTTGGCGTATGGCTCGACAACCTGAACATCGCCGGCGGCTTCTGGCAAATAGGCCTTGGCGGATGCTTTGATGTCCATCTGACAAATATCAGTGGCGTATTCGGCGAGACGAATGATACCGGGGAGGTCGGCCTTGTCGTGACCACTCGGAACGCATCGTATGGCGGCAATTATGGCGGAAACATTTTCGTTGATGGCTGCAGCTTCCGAACGGCGTTCGGAAATGGCGGTGGCGGCGCGGGTGGGAGATACGGCATCGAAGTGGTTGCCGTAGATGGTCTGTTCGTTTCGAACTCGTATTTCGGCTATTTCAAGGTCTCAGCAGCCTATATCTTTAACACGCTGGCGACCGTATACGTAGCCGGAATCAAGTTTAGCAACTGCTGGTTCGATTGCTACGAAGGGAACGGCGTTACTCTCGACGGTGGAGTGAGCTCGAATTTCTCCGATATTGAATTCGTGGGATGCTCGTTCCTTGGCGGGGCTAATGCCCAGTACAATTTCCGCAGCGCAGGAAATCCTTCCTCGGTACGATTGCAAGGGTGCCATTTCGCAGCTGTCAATGGCGACAATATTCGCATCGACACCACAGGACTTGGGTTCTGTGTCACGGGAAATACTCTTTTTGCCGCGGATATGGACAATACTTCCGGTGGCGACGGGATCGTCATCAACTCGGGGTCCGACTTCACCATCTGTGACAACGTGATAAATGGCAACAACACATCAGACAATGGTATTCGACTGCTGACCGGCACCCGCGCGGTTGTATCGAACAATAGAATTCGCAATTGTATCAATGGGATATCAATCGCCGCAGCGTTTAACTATTACTCGGTGATCGGGAATATTACAGTAGACAACTCCGGAACAGGAATCGCTGATTTGGGTGGCCCTAACAAGGCCGTTGCGAATAACGTCTAGCGTCGCAAACCGACGAGCCGTTAGCCGAAATGCAACTTATGTTTGATTAAGTCTGCCCTCGACAAAATGCGAGGGCAGCTGGTGAGAATTAGATCAGTAAAATTTAACAACCACCCTGTTCTAGGGGACCTCAACCTCGATTTTACCGATCCGGTATCACGTCAGGCCGCTGATACTGTGATAATTGCCGGAGAAAACGGCTGCGGCAAGACTGCCATTCTTCATTCGATATTGATGTTGATAAGCGGCGGGTCCGAGCGTAGCAAGGATCTAAATTACGAGGCGAGTTTGGAGCTCACCGGCGAAGATCGAAGAAGATTTGCCGATTATTTCGACGCACCAAACTTCAATCAAAAGGTAGTGACCGTGCGGTCCCCCGCATCTTGGTCTCCTGGCCAGGGCACGGTCGAGTTTGCTGCCGATACCGGCGAAACGATATCGCGAAAATTCCCCGATGGTAACGCACAAGCGCGAGGTAACTTGCATCCCTTTAGGGCGTTCTTTGATGAAGTCGGGATAGGGCACGGGAACGTAGCCGTGTCGCAGGTTAGCGTAACAGAGTTAGACTCGAGGCCGATTCAGAGGAGCGGAGTGGCAGCGCTTGCGCAACAGATAGGCCAATTGCTAGTCGATGTTAGGCACGCCGATAATGAAGATGCAGCCGTCTGGGCCGAAAACAATCCAGATCAGCCTGTCCCACTTGACGTTCGCCGAAAGAGAATATCGCGCTTCGACGACGCGCTGAGCCAGATGCTATCTCATGTGCGTTTTCATTCTATCGAGCGCATTGTCGTCGACCATATTAATCCCAGATTTCAGATTAAATTCAAAAAAGGCGACAAACTTATCGAGCTGAATGATCTTAGCGCTGGTGAAAAACAAATCATACTGAGGAGCAGCTTCCTTCTTCAACATCAAGGCTCCTTGAGTGGCGCTATTGTGTTGGTCGATGAACCGGAACTGGGCTTGCACCCAAACTGGCAAGCACGAATTCTCGGCTTTTATCGAAAGCTGATTCCCGACGAAAAGCGTGAGACCACGCAATTTATTGTTGCGACGCATTCGCCGTTTGTCGTCCACGATGCCAAGGCTACGAAGGTGATCATTCTTCAGCGCAGTTTGGATACTGGGGCACTATCGGTGCTGGAAGAACCTTCATATCCCAGCACCGGGCAGGAACGCGTAGTTTCAGCATTTGATGTATCTCACATACTGCAAGCTTCGCAGAAAGATATCATTGTGCTTGTGGAGGGTGAGACTGATAAGCGAATCTTGGACATTGCTTGGCAAAAGATTCATCCGGGGCAGGTTTGCCCGTACGATTTTCGTAATGCGCTCAATTTTCACAACATAAGATCGTCGCTCAGCGAAAAAGAAACGTTCAAAAAAGATCCGTCAAAGAAGATCGTCGGGATATTTGATTTTGATAGTGCCTACGATGCCTGGAATGGCCTCTGGGATAAAAATACAGTCATTCAGGCTCAGGAAGCGGCTGGCCTTGTGAAAAAGCACCTGCAGTTCGCTGGTTGGGCAATATTGCTTCCAATTCCATCATTTCGAGAAACGCAAGCTGGTCAAAAATACGGCGGCAAGTCTGCGCTTTCTATTGAATTGCTTTTCCGCGAAGCCGAAGAATACCCGCACCTCACCACGATGAAAGAGGTTCTCGGTGGCGCGATGGTGCCTATGGTCAATGATGGCAAGAAAGTCGAATTCAGTAAACATGTTGCGAGCCTGCCACCGGAGAGCTTCGACGCGTTTATCCCGTTATTTGATCGCCTAAAAGAGGTGCTGGATCACCAGATATAGCGGCATCAAGTCATATGGCATAAGGTAACGAGAAGGCCCGTTACAGCGGGCCTCTTATTTTTTCAAGGACATCTCATGAAACCGAAACTCGTACCCAAGCCGGGGCGGGCGCTTTGGCGCGCCTATTCGATGTGGCCAGTCTATCTCGCCGGCGCCCTTGGCGTCATCCCATACATCGTTCCGTACCTTGACGGCGTTATTCCGAGGTGGCTGTCAATCGCCATTCTCTTGCTGTCGCCTCTGGGGCGAATCATTGATCAGGGAGACATAGATGCCGATTAATCGGATTGTCGCGACGAAACGCGGCAACGCGCTGGTCGCTGGTGTTGTTGCAGCCGCTATCAGCGGCATGGTCGCCATATTTCCCGGCGAGCCACCAGTTCATGACGACACTGCGCTCGCCATCAAGATCCTGCAGCCGTGGGAGGGTAGAAGGCTCGTCGCCTACCTCGATACTCTCCCTACAAAACCAGTCTGGACAATCTGCGATGGCGACACGGACAATGTTCGGAAGGGCATGATTGAAACCAACGCCGGCTGCGACACCCGTCTCGCCAAGAAGATGGAGAGGGATTATCGGCCGCATTTGGTGAAATGCATCGCAGATTGGGACAGCAAACCACTTAGCTGGCGCGGCTCGATGCTTACGCTTTCATGGAATATCGGTGTCGGAGCAACATGCAATTCGACGGCAGCGCGCCTTGGACGCGAAGGCAAATATCGCCAAAGCTGTGAAGCTGCAACAGCATTCAATAAGGCCGGCGGCCGCACCCTCAAGGGTCTCGTAAATCGCCGCGAGATGGGTGATTCCCAGCGTGCCGGCGAGGCAGAGGTTTGTGTATCGGGGCTGTCGGCATGATCGCATTTCTCAGCACAAGCCTTGGGCGCTGGATCGCCGGCGCTCTTGTGGCTGTTCTGGCGCTTGCCAGCGTCTATTTCGTCGCCGATCACCGCGGATATGCGCGGGCCGAAACAGCATACACTGCCAAGATTGAGCAGATGAAAGCCGCTGCCGCCACGGCGCGCGCCGCCGAGATTGAGCGCCAGGACGCCGCGAACAACGCCGCGAAGCAAGCCGAAGCCAAGCGCATCGTGCAGATGCAGGCAGACACCGAGGCACTTCAAATCCAGATAGAGGAGCTCCAGCGTGAAGCTCATCAAGACCCTGACGCTGGTAAGCCTGCTCTTGGCGCTTCCAGCGTGCGCCGCATCAACAAGGTACGTTAGCCCGCCACCGGCGCCGCAGCTGGCAAAACCGGATTCGGCTCTGACGAAGGATTGCGACGCGCCGGTTAACATTGGCGACAAAGCGCTGACGCAGGAGCAGACTGAAAATCTGTGGATTCCAGACCGCAAGGCGCTCCTTGAATGCCGTCGCCGGCATGCGGCGCTGCGGGATTTTTATGCTGACCGAGATAGCAGACTGGAAGGCAAGAAGTGACGGCAGAAGAAATCATGAAGGCCGTGATGTTCTTCCTTGCCGTCGCTGGCGCCGGCTGGGGAGTTTGGTGGAAGATCGACGGCAAGGTCGACAGGGTGAAGACCGAAGCCGATAAAAAATTTGCGGACCTGAGCGAAGAGGCCAAGAAGGCTCGTGAAGATCTGGCGGAACACAAGCTCCACTCGGCAGAGACATACATCACCAAGCAGGGTCTTCGGGAAACAACAGACCAGATCATGAGTGCTATCGGCGGCGTAAAAACCGCCGTCGAAAACATGACCCTGCGCGTCGATCGCATCGTCGAAAATCAGAGTAAGCAGCCGCGCTCAACTCGGGCCGGATAAGGATGGACTATGCCGGACAGGCCACGTTACGACACATACCTGACGAAGGGCGATTGCTTCGATCTTTCGCTGATTTATAAGGCGAACGGGTCCGCTGTCGACCTGACTGGATATTCCGCCCAAATGGCTATTGCATGGTCATATGAGCGCGGGCCAGCGAAGGTAATTACGAATGGCTCATTGATCTTGAGCGGCACAATCGTCGCTGCTGAGGGCAAGATATCATTCCACGCCACGTCGGCGCAAACTGGCGCGCTCCCCAAGATTTCGAAGGCTGACTATCAGGTCCGGATAACAGATCCAGGCGGTTGCCTTTCTACAATCCTATACGGCAACCTGAGTGTCTATAAGAGCGACTTCGAGGTAGTATAATGTCTGACGTTGATGTCACAATTATCGCCAAAGAGCGTATCGTTGTAGTTGAGGCCGTTGAAAATCTCATCGAGGTCGCGCAGCCTGGCCCACAAGGCCCGGCTGGTCCTCAAGGTGATCCAGGGCCGCCAGGACCAAGCGGAGCATCTTCTTGGTCTGATATTACCAATAAACCATCCACGCTTGCCGGCTATGGCATCACGGACGCCGCGACGGCCGCGCAGGGCGCCAAGGCGGACAGCGCCTTGCAATCTGGGGCATCGAGCGACCTGATAGCAGAAGGCGGAGGCCATCTGTTTTTCTCGTCATCGAGGGTGTTGGGCGTTGTTTTGTCCGGCCTATCTAGTGCCACGAATGCCGCTATAACCGCGTCAGACACTGTTTTGTCTGCGTTCGGAAAATTGCAGGCGCAGATAAATGGGCTTGCTTCCAGCAAGCTCGACACGACGGCAACCGCTGCGGCAGCAACGAAGCTGGTGACGGCAAGAACAATCAATGGCGTTTCGTTCGACGGCACCGCAAACATTACCGTTGCGGACGGCACCAAAGAGCCTGGGATCGCGGCTGGAACAACGGCTCAATATTGGCGTGGTGATAAATCATGGCAGGACTTGGCGGCTTCTGTGCGAGCGATCGTTCTGACCGGATTGTCTACGGCGACTAGTACAGCCATCGCCGCAACCGATAGCGTGCTCTCCGCGCTTGGAAAGCTGCAAGCTCAAGTGTCCTCGTTGTCGACAAGTAAGCTTGATGTTTCTGCAACCGCTGCGGCAGCAACGAAGCTGGTGACGGCAAGAACAATCAATGGCGTTTCGTTCGACGGCACCGCAAACATTACCGTCTCCGACAGTTCGAAAGAACCTTCCATCGCAAGTGGCACGGCCGCACAATTTTGGCGCGGTGACAAAACTTGGCAGGATTTCGCTACCGTCACTCGAGCAGTTGCGTTGACGGGGTTAAGCACGGCCACGAATGCTGCCATCGCTGCCACCGATTCAATTCTAGTAGGATTCGGCAAGCTCCAGGCTCAGATAAATGGCTTGGCGCCGACGAACTCTCCTACATTAACTGGCACGCCTACCGCCCCGACGCCCGCATCTACCGACAGCGGGACGACTATCGCGACCACAGCGTTCGTCAAAAGTATGTATCCATCAGCTGCTGTCGTGCCGGCGAGTGGGTTCACCTTGGGTGCATCACCGGATGCCGGTCGAGCAAAAAAGACAGGCCCGATTGTTCATCTGGATGGTTGGTTGTTAAAGACCGGCGGCGGCGCCATGGCTGCAAATACGAAAATTGGAAATGTTCCATCGGGGTACGCCCCGCTTGGTAACCTCCTGTGCAATTTGTTGGTGAGTGATGGCGCGGGCAGCTACCAACTCATCGCAGCCGGTATAACTCCAGCTACGGATTCGGACCCCGGAAAGATCTTCACAACGCAGGCCGCGACGGTGTCATCGGTTATTAGCCTGCAAAATATAACCTACGATACCAATTTCGCATGATACTCGAGGAGGGATCATCAATCGCGCTGTATCAGGCGGCCGATCGATTGGTTTTTTTCTAGCCGCTGCGGAAAGAGCAGCCGACCATAGACGTCGGCTGCTCCATAGCGTTACTTTGTCCTGGTTGGATCAACCAAAGTGTATGTGGACCCCGCCTTGGGAGTGGGCGGGAGAGGTTCGCCGCGAACGACGGTCCTTTCTGGTCCGGTTCCGCCGCGTGGTCCAGTAATGCCATACTGGCCTGATCGGGGAGCGATCATGCCAGGACGTAGTCCAGTAGTCTTTGCCATTTCATATGGCCCTTTCTCCTGACTTGCCAAATCAGCCATTGGGCGCTATCTACGAAAGCTGTTCACACCACCGCTTCGGCGCACGGTCTTGCCTCACGGCAAGTCAGGAAACCGTGGCAAAACACACAAAGGCGTGCCGAATCAACGGCACGCCTTTTTTGTCGCAAAAAGCGAGGGTTAACGCAAGGTGAATCTTTGGTGGGAATTCTCTGTATTCGGCGTTATAGCTGAGTTATCCACTCTGTCAACATGACGGCGCCGTCATTATGAAAATTTAATCTAGTCGGGGCTAGACCCTTCAAGTCAAACACCAGAATTTTATTCCATGCTTTCTTGGATTTTTAAATCTTCGCGGATGCATTTTTTGTGAGTTAAACCACCAGGTCGCGCTAGTGTCGCCTGCTTTAGAGCTTTATATCTTTCCACACCGGTTTGCGAATAATTCTGATCTCGGTAAGTCGACGCACGCTCATGCCGACACGCTCCGCCGACGGCGGGCTTACGAGGTCGGCGGTCAGGTAGTCTTTCCTGTTGCATCGCTCGCAACGGAACTGCTTTGCGATTTGCCGGACCGAGATGTTTCCGCATAGCTGCAGGAGATCCACCGGCTCATAGAACCGCTTCACCTGGCAGAGCGCGCAGTCGATTTTGACGAAGTAGGAGCCATCCGCGTAGTTGCGCAGCGTGGGCGCCGAAAGCACGTCCATTCGGCTCGGGGCCTTCTCGGGCATCGGTCATGCTTGTGCTTGGAAATATTGCACCCAGGTGGGATGGGTTTCGATCCCATCGACAATGAGCTCGATCGTCGTTTCAAGGTTTTCGCCGATATCGTACCAGTTCGGCCCAAGATTGAGTTCGGTTCGGTCGATCGGGATGCTGATGAGCGTGCAGATCTTGCCTTGGGCTTCATCGATAGCGAACTGCAAGTCTGCGAAGTATCCCGAAGGCAACGCGGTATTCACTTGCACGCGCTTGAAAACGAGGCCCGGCCTACCTTCGGTCTCACTAGCGAGCGCATGTTCGATTTCGTTGGTCGGAAGATCGAATGGGCCTTCCCACCAGAAGGTATATGGCGGCAGGTCGTCGTCTTCCTCATTATCGAAATCATAGGCGCCGATCTGCTCCAGCACTCCTCGAGCGTCGCCGATCACTTTCAGAAATGCCGTTGATTTCGCAATCGCTCCATCATGCCGGCGTTCATCGAAAACGTCCTGGCTGACGAATGCGACAAGTTGCTTGAGCACCTCTGCGCCTTGGCGCGTGATTGTGTAATGGTTCGGTTGCATGGCGCACGTCTCCGTTCCGCCCGGAGGGGCGGTTCCTTTCAGCAAATTTTGTGTAATCCCAGGCCATCGGCCTTGTTTGTTCTCAAAATGTTCTCATTTTGGAGAAGAGTCAAGCGTGACCGAAAGTGCTATGGAGACCGCATGAGAATCGCCGCCGCCACGATTGCCGCCCTGATATTTGCAAGCCCGGTTTATGCCAGCGAGCCGGTCGAGGCGAAAGTCTCCGTCTGCTTCACGCCAGGCGAACAGTGTGAGGGTAAGATCATTGAGGCCGTCGACCGGGCCAAATCATCCATCCGCGTCCAGGCCTATGGCTTCACGTCGCTGCCAATCATCCACGCGTTGCGACGGGCCGCGGGCAGGGGCGTGGAGGTGCTCGCCATTCTCGATAAGACGAATGAGCATAAATATTCCGGCGCCACGCTACTCGAAGCCGCCGGCGTTCCGGTATGGATAGATTTCGAGCCGGCGATAGCCCACAACAAGATCATCGTGATCGACGGCCATCTGACCATAGGCGGCTCGTACAATTACACCGCGGCGGCGCAGAAGCGGAATGCGGAGAACGTCACTTTCACCGAGAGCAAGGAGATCGCGCGTCAGTTCATGGTGAATTGGGATAGCCGATTGAAGGTGTCGCGAGGTTTCGAAGGGGCTTCTAAAGCATATTGAACCCGACAGGTCGGCACAGCGCGCGCTTCCTGACTTGCCGGCGCGTTCGATCAACCCAAAGATGCCCTATGTTTTGCTTGGCGATGGCGGAAACTTACCCGGACCCATTACCGGTTTTCCCGTCAATGGCGAATACCTGGGTTGGCGTGCCGGCTTTGCCGACGTGGTACCTTGCGAAGGCACCGGCACTCGGCGCCAACCATTCATCGTCATGCACTGTTGGACGAATTGATCGGCACGGATGGCATTGCCGATCGCGTTACCCAATTGTGCGCCCGCCACGTAGCTAGTGCTGCCCCAAGCAACCACGCCCTGTTGAGTGCTTGATGATAGCATCTGACACTGCGCCTGCGTCATCTCGATGTTCGGTGGATTGGGAATGATCGGTTCATACGTATAATTTGTTGCGCACGATGAAAGGCCAGCGGTCAAGCCGACCGCCGCTATATATTTGATTTTCATTGCATTCCCCTCAAGCCCGGTGTAATTATGCACGCGGAGCGAGAATGGTCAATGCTTGGATTTCGTGTTCGGATGAGAAATGGTGTGATCAACAGATAGTTGACGTTTCACCAATCTGTTGACAATCGTTACGGATGTTACGGTTTGTCGTTGCCCAACAAGAAAACTTGTAGCACGGTAAAAGTGGCTGTCGGCGAGACCAGCATTCGCGCTGATCTCGCCACCGAGGAGCCACCTAGCGCGGAGAATGCGGTATCAGCTTGCAGGCAAGCCGCATTCCCCGTTGCAAGGACCTATAGGAGAGCAGACTTCTCCATCAAATCGCAAGCGATCCCGGTGTACTCCCACACAAAAGTGTGGCTTTTGGCGACAATGCTCCACAAGTTTTTTTAAACTGGCTCCGATCTAGGTCGCGCAACCCGCTAAAAGCGCCTGATGGCGCCAGTTTATGAGTCTTCTCGTATCCATTTTTCGTACGGATCTTCGTTGTCGTTCACGCCAATACCGCAATATGCCGCCGCTTCTTTTCGGCCGATCAGGCGAGGGAGTTTTCGTCTGTCATTTTCTTTTCCTCGCTTTCGCGTCGGCCAGCCTAGCGGCGCGCTGGGCTAGGAACCCGTTGCTCCCTGCCATAGAGCGATCAATGGCAAGATCGCACGCACTCTTGCGCGTTCCGCTTTGCCTCGCCCTCTGCGGTCCTGGATCGTGGCAGTCGCGTCTAGTGTGACGCTTGATGAAGCTCTCTATTTCCTCTGGTCTGAAGGTAAGTCGTTTTCTCTCTGTGCCGCGTCCGGCGTGTACATAGGCGAGTTCGCCGAATCGCACGAGATCGTTGACCGTGGAGACCGAAACAGCCAACGTGTCGGCGACGTCCCTCAATGACATAAGCCGAGCGACCGGTGGCGCTTCAGCACCAGCCATGAATGCGACCTGGATATCCTCGCGCTGCCATCCTTTATCGGGATCGAGAGGCTGAATGGTGCGGATATAATCCAGGGCGGATTTTTGGGTATAGGGACGAGAGTTCATGGTTGTGGCTTTCGGCGGCTGTGCGGCGATTTCTTCCAGTCTCCTAGCCTTTCCTCTCCATCCGGCGCGGCAGTAACAAAGCCGGCTTTGATGCCGAAGTAGCCTTCATAGAATTTACGGACCAATGGAACCGGGCGACCATCATGGAGTGGGTCAATTCTTGGAAAGCCCTTACGCTCGAGCTGGGGGATGACAGCCTTTACGAACATTGAGGCCCTCTCTTTGCCGACGATGGCAATGGCAATTTCCCGGTCGGCGGCGAACATGGGGAGCTTTGAGAGCGGGTCGGTCACGTCTTTTGCTTCAGATGCCTGCCCCAACCGCCGGCGCTCTTTCCATGCTTTATACGATGATCGATCCACCGGTCTACTATCGAGATCTGCTCTCGCCCTTTCTCGGTGATGGCAACCTTGATGTCGTCTTCGTCGTCGCGACCGCGCTCTACGACGAAACCTAGCCTAAGGAATGCCTCCATTGTGCGAGGACCGGCTCGTTTGATCTGTTTATGGGTCAATGGCGCCTCCTGACAGTCCAGTGCTCGGAGGACTTCCATCTCGCGGCGATCGACAGATGCCGAAGGACCGAATCGCCAAAAGTTCTCCTTCATCCAGTCACGCGCTGGCGCAGCCGAGACAGTGGGGGACTTGGGCGACTTCGGTGGCTCACGAAGGACTTCCCATAGCCCCAAGATGTCGGCTTCAGAAAAAAGATAGTCGCGACCGCGGCGGGAGCAGAGTCCGTATTGTCTGCCCAATTTGATCACGCCGCGATTGGTCAAGCGCAATCGCGCTGCCGCTTCGCCGGCTGTATAAATTGTGTCGAGCGGGATGGTCGGCCGCATTAGCGCACCTCCATAAGAGAATAATGATCGCTCGCCGGCACAAATGCCGGAAAGCTATTCATCGTCTCCTTGATGTGGTGGCGTCGGCATGAGCCTGGATGCGGATTGGTAGGCCGCAGGTGGAAGCTATGGTGCCAAGAGCGAACGGTCAAGCCGCGATTTAACCGCCGGCGCCGGGCGGCGCGTCGTTCTCCAGGTTCTCGCGATATTGAACGACTTGGCTCTCGTCGACGTCGATAGCCGCCCCATCAGACTTATTCAGCGATACGCCGGGGCCACTTGCGTTACCGCCGGCCTGCAGGAAGGTAACGCCAGCGGTTTCGAGGGCAGTGCGAATATCACGCAGCGTCCGGCCATATGGGGTGCTTTTCTCCAATTCGAAGTTTGCCAAAGTAGCGCGCCCCACGTCAGCCGCGGCACAGAGATCACTCTGAGACCAAGCCAGGAGCGCGCGAGCGGCTCGACATTGCGCAGCAGAGATAGACATTTTTTATAATCCGATGCAAAAGTTATTGACTTATGGTCAACTCGATGTATTTTGTATCGTGTTGTAACAAATGACTGTCACGAACGCAACGAGGAGCGATGCCGTGGATACGTATACGCATAGCGAAAGAAGTTTGCTGCCGCGCGGACTGATCGGCAGACGACGCCGCGTCTATACCGCCAACTGGACATATAAATTAGATAGTTTTGTCGATTATCGAGGAGAGCGCGCTGTCGTCATCGACCGCCACCGCACGATAATGGGCGTAGAGATTTACACCATCATTCCTTTGACCGCACCACCGGCACGACGGTGCGTAGTAGGTCGGTCCCTCAAGCATATTCATTGATTTCTATTTTGCGCCGCATGTGTCGCACATCGGCTCCAATAAGCGCCTTGCCCTGGGCGCCGGCCCGTCGCTATCGCCGCATGTCGGCGGCGGGCCTCCAATTACCACCGCCACCACAAAGCGCGCCGCCGGTCTCACCACCCGGCGGCTTTTTCGTTGATGTATGTTACCGTTCCGAAATGAAGACAGCTCTAAAACGACGCTACTTGTTGACGCTGTTTGCCAAGCAGGATGGAAAGTGCTGCTATTGCGACCGGCATGTCATCCTTTCATACCGTTGGCGCGACCAGCAGAGGCCTGACGCGGCCACAATCGAGCACCTGCGGCGCCGCGCTGATGGTGGATCTAACCACCCAGACAATCTAGCTATGGCATGCAAGGAGTGTAATGACGGCCGGGGACCGGTGGACTGGTTGACATATCGCTCTTTCAAGCGGGGCGAGATCAGCGAGTTCGCAAAATGTTTCGCGCCGCAGCCGGCGCCCGGCGCCCGCCAGTCCCATCACCACCAGCGAGAATCATTAGACCCGGCGTCGCGACCGAGCACATAGCCAATCGCGAAGGCTAGGGCGCCGATCGTCAGGACGATCCCGGTCGCTGTGTGTGGATGCTCAGCAGCGCCCGCGGCAACTGCGGTGCTCTCGCGCACAACGGCGTCCCTCGCATCCTTTGCGACTTTTCGCACGCCTGTCGGCGGATCTGCGGGTCTCCCTGTGAAGCCGGCACTCAGTTCATCGGACATGGAGCTCCTCCTTCTTGTGAGGGAAGGAGAACACGCGTGGGGAAGGGTTGTTCCAGCGCCTCGGATGGCAGGCGAGGGCAGGCGTCACGGTTCACGCCAACTGGCGAAACGAACGCCGGCGGTAGTTCCTTGAGATGGGACCACGACCTACCGTTCCCGAACAGAAATTCGAGCACTGGGTTGTTGGGCACGGCGAATAAGCACTCCTGCCGCGTTAGACTTAAGAGAAACATGTGTCGGGTTATGAGTGAGCCGGTACCTGAAAACGGATCAAAGTGACCATGGCGTCATTTTGCTTTTGCTCTTCGACACGAGATGTTGCAAGATGAAGGTCGCTCGGGGGATGAACCGCTGGAACGATGCATCCCCTCTGCGCGGTTGTAGTCATAGACTACTTCGTACCAAGGCCGGGGCGCGACTTTGAGGTGTTTGTGAGATACCCGTCGTTTGCTTCGGCCTTTGCGTAATCAGCCCTGAAAATCGAATGAAATCAACGATGAATTTTACACAAAATTCATTAGCGGCCATTGACTTAGTTGCGTAATTTTGACTGTCACAAGCCCTTCAAAAAAGAATCGCTTTGCAATCAATATGATTCCTGTCCAGCCAGATTCTGGATGTGTCCAAAATTTTTTTGCAAGGAACGCCGATTCGCACATCGCGCGACTGTTGATACTGATTATGCCGCTAAATTGGGCATCAGCGGTGCCACATTGGCGATCATCTAGTCCCTTAAAATATGGCAATTGATTCGTCTGCGCGGCGCGCCCCTGCTAGCGCAAAATCAACTACGCTCGGCAGCAAGGCGTCGGAGAATAGGCATAGCTGCGGCTCTTATGTCGTGAAGATTGAAGTCGTTAGTATCAATCCCGGCTCTAACCATTAAATCACCGATGTCACTCGGGTCTTTATAGCGGTACGTAGAAATGTGCGTTCTCGTCGGACGGTGGATTACCGTCACATCATCGACGATATCGAATTGATCTTCTGTCACCTGCTTCATTCTTACTGGCTCTCGGTCAGTTGCGACGAACGGACATGTACGGGATCGCGAGTGCCCTGCCGTCTATTGTGTGGCTCTGGATCAGAACCCGGACTGGCACCTCGGTAAAATCACTGATGAGTTCCACGTCGTGGGACGCATAGGCATCTCCCAAAAACAACGAGTGACCTTGTAGGAGCAGGCCGCCATTGCGTAGGCCCAATATTGTTACCGGCATCGAAGTATTGTTGTTCTTGATGGCAAGCCTAGCGTTGAGGGTCATTGATGCGTTCTCGATGTTTTCAACGGAATCGAGGTGGGCATGCCGCATTCGAATTACAAGCCGGCGTTCGTATGGACGCTCATGCAGCTGCCTATAGGACAGCAGCCAAGCGCAAACTCAACGATTTTGGCCGTTATTTCGGCTTCATGCTCGTCCCATTGCAAAGAATGCGGCAGCTCGCTTAGCTTCGCAATAGATGCGCGAAAGGGCAGCAGATGCAAAAGAAGGATCAGGATTGGACTTATTGGACCGGCTGGCTCGCCGCTTATGGCATCCTGACCGTAATCTTTCTTGTGATCCTGTTTTGGGGGTGGTTCGACCAGCCATGGTGCGATGCTGGCAAGCAAGGCGTGCCGTGTTTGAGAGACTGGCTTGAAGCCCTGGGAGGCTGGGCGGCGCTTCTCGTAGGCGGCCCTTCTCTCTACGTCCTTTGGCGGCAGGTGCGCGATGCGGATCGCAATCAACGTACGACGTTCAAAATTCAGCTGAGACGATCGAAAAGTCTCGCACGCAATGTTCTGCGAAATGCGAACTCACTGGTTCATGTTACCGATATGCTCGTTAAAATCGTATTGATTCCGGCGATTCGCGCAAGCGAACCGATGAATATCGAAGGGTACGACGCGATTTTCGACGAGATACAGCGCCTGCTTGAGTCTGGAGGATTTCAGCAGTTCGAGGATGAGATTGAGGTCAGCACCGAAAGAACGCTCGAAGTCGTCCTTTTCGTGATGAAGATGCATCGTCAGTCGGAGCATTTGCCGACTGCACGGAGCGATCGTCGCGCAGGTCATTTGGCAATTCTCTTGGAGTTAATTGGGCGATACTGCAAAGAGGTCACGGTGCACGCTACCGAGTTTCTGGAGGAGGTGGATGAACTAGTTGGTGAAGGAAAGAACCCTTTTGATATCAAAAATGCCACTTCCACGACCGAAAGCGGCGACCCCAGTTCAGGATCGCCGCGCTCATCTTCCACATCGTTCGAGGCGGCCGGCGTGCGGGCAGGCGGCAGGGATACTGCAGCTGGCCTTTTTGAGGAACTCGGCAGCGATCTAGCCGATTGATCGGAAGAGCAGGCGTCGGAGGCGGGCATACCAGTGGCTGAGCGCACTGGCTATTTCAGCGTCACCTATGGCAAGTCGAACCTGACGCCACTGTCGTCGAAGCTGGACTGGCGCAGGCTTGTCAGCGTGCCGCTCGGCAACGGGCAGGGACTGCAGAGGCCTCAGGACCATGCGCCGGCTGTCGTGTCGTGGTCATGGCCTAGTGCTGAAACCATTATCGACGGTGTCACTAAGGAACAGCGCGCAATGATCTGCGCCGCAGTGAACGCCACGGATTACAAGGCATCTCCGAAGGCCAAGAACTGGGTAGGGCAGGCCGTGGCGTATGCCGTGGGCCTCGATATCGAGGATGAAGCGTCGCGCAAGCGAGCGGCTAGCATAGCCAAGGCGCTGCTGAAGGAAGGTGTGCTTGTGGAGCGCGAGGGCAGGGACCCTGTGAGACGAGAGACGGCAATGTTTGTCAGGGCGGCGTAG